GCCCTGACCTAGGAGCCGCCGCGCAGGCGGCTCCCCCAAGAACCAGCGCGGGTGGCGAAATTGGTAGACGCACCAGGTTTAGGTCCTGACGCCAGCAATGGTGTGGGGGTTCGAGTCCCCCCCCGCGCACCACAATAAAAACCCGGTGTAATCCACCGAAACCCCCTCAAGCCCGTTTTCTCCTATGAAAACGGGCTTTTTTCTTGGTTCGACGCCTCTGTGCGTACCGGCCGAAGCTGGCAGGATCTGGCGCAAAATCACATCCCAATCCCGCACGGTTCCCGCATGCGATCCCGCATGACCTGGCGCGGGTAAAGGGGGCGTGGGTGGCGTATTTCCGAAAACTCAAAACGGGGTGGCGCGCAGAGGTTGAGCGAATGGGCGTGCGGCGCACAGCAGTGCGGCCGACAAAGGCGGAGGCTCAGGCATGGGCTGTCGCCGAAGAGGCTGCGATTTTGGCCGGCGCAAGGGGTGAGTTTCCCCGGCGCACCCTGGCCGAGGCCGTAGAGCGATATCGGTGCGAGGTCACGGACAAGAAGCCGTCATCGACGGCGCGGGCCGACAACCTGCGTTTCGACGCTTGGCTTCGCGAATTCCCCGAGCTGGCGGCCAAGGTCTTTCATGAGATCACGGGCGACGATTTGGCGCGCTGGCGTGATGCCAGGCTCAAACAGGTGTCCGGGTCCAGCGTGCTGCGTGAAGCACAGCAGTTTCGGCCTATCTGGTCGCTGGCCGTCAAGCAGTGGAAATGGGCGGGCAAAAGCCCGTGGCCAGAAATCAAGCTCCCCGGGAAGGCCCACGCACGACGGCGCACGGGGCAGTGGTCTGAAATCCGGCTGATGCTGCGATCTGCAATGGTTTCCCCGCGTGTGGCTCCCGTGGCCCCCATGCAGCAGGCTGCGTGGGCCATGCTGGTGGCCCTGCATACCGGCATGCGCAGCGGCGAAATCCTGCGCATGTCGCGCAGCAACGTGGATTTGCGGCGCAAGGTCTACGAGCTGCCGCACCACAAGACAGAGGCCATCGTAGGGGCGCGGCGCGTACCACTGACAAGCCGCGCCGTGCGCCTGCTGCGCGTGCTGGAGGCTTCAGCCGAGGCTGCTGGGCGTGACGCCTATTGGACCATCAGCGATGCGAGCCGCGACACGCTCTACCGAAAGCTGCGCGATCGGGTGATGGTTGAGGGCCTGCGCTTCCATGACCTGCGCGCCACGGCCCTGACATGGCTCAGCAAGCGCGTGGACGTGATGACGCTGGCCCGCATCAGCGGCCATGTGGATATCAATGAGCTGTTCAATACCTACTACCGGGAATCGGCCGAGGACATCGCCGCACGGCTTTAGGCCATTTCATAACCCATCGGTTATTTTTTGCTTTTATCACCTATGGGTGATTTTGGAGCACGCCATGGATTACTTGTTGCAGTTGCCGCACCAATTGGCCCCACAACTCAAGTCATTGCGCAAAGCGGCCGGCATGAGCCAGGCCCGACTGGCTCACCTGCTTGGAATCTCCCAGGCCCGCGTGGCTGTGATAGAGCGCGATCCGCTGGCTGTCAGCGTCGGCCAGCTGGCGGAAATTTTGCGGCTGCTGGATGTTCAGTTGGTGCTGCGTGCCAATGATGTGCCGGGCTCTGGGCGCGAAGCCTTGGAGCTGCCGCCCGGCTGGCAGCGGCGCAAGCCACAAGGGCGCTGGTAGGCCCATGCAACGCTCAATGGCGCCCCTCTGCCCATGCTTTCACGTCAGCCACTCGCCAATAACGAATGCGGCGGCTGGCGTTGATGAAGGGCTTGGGAAAATCCGGGCGCTTGGTCAGGCGCGCGGTGACGTGCTCGCGGCTCAGGCCGAGGTATTCGGCAATTCCTTGAGTGTCCATACGGGGTGCGGTGCTCAGATGCGGGTTCATTTCGTTGGTTCCTTTGGGTGGTTTTTGAGACTGGTTTTTTTTGGGCTGGTTCGCACTCATGGGCTTACTTCTGGTGGCGCCGGCTCGATGGCATCGGCCCGGATGGTGCCGGCCAGGATGTGCGCGGCCAGCTTGTGAGCGCCGTCGAACACCTGGCCGGCGATGTCGCCGTTTTCGACAAGCAGATCGGCAGACAAGTCCGCAGCCGTTGCCAGCTGCGCGGCCCATGCTGAGTCCCAGCGGTTGCCATCGCATGCCATCTGCACCACCACTGCCAGGGAGTGGTGCAGGCCGTGGGCGTTGCGTTTTTCGGGCGGCAGGCGGGCCGCCACCTCGGCGCCGACGCCCACCAGCTTGGCCAGGTAGGCCAGCAGCTCCCGCTGCTCGCTGCCGTGGTCTGCCATGAGCATTGCCACGGACTTGTCGCACAGCTCGCGGGCCATGGCGCGCATTGCGTTGCCGCGCCAGATGGGCGCCGCGTGGGGGTTGTAGTGCTTGCGCCTGGTGTGCTTTTTCATGTTCTCAGCCCTTCTTTGGTGCCTTCGCGTTGCGTGCCGCCATCAGGTGCTCTCCCATAGCCCAGCGCGTCTGCAGCAGCGGTGCAATCACGCTGGGCGGCAAGGTATGCAACCTGGCCTGTTGCGGTTGGCCGGCCTGCATTGCAGGCAGCATCCGCACGAACACGTCTGCCATTTCCTCGCTGATGAACGCAGCGCATTGCATGCCGTCCACCTCAATGAACACGTTGATTGCTGTGATGGTCATGCCGTGGTCCCCATGGCCAGCCCCAGGGCAATCGGCCGCACCCAGACCGGCTGCGCCGACAGGATGAAGGTTTCGCCACTCAACGCGAGCAGCAGCGTTTCGCCCATGACGTGGGCGATGGCTTCGCCGGCCTCGCTGGGCACGGCATTGCCGATGCGCTCGCGCTTGGCCTGGTCGCTGGTGCCGTCCAGTTCCAGCAGCTCGTCGGGTTCGACCAGGCTCTGCAGGTGCGCCAGCTCCAGGGTGGTGAAAGGGCGGTGCCATGTGCCGTCCTCGGACACGATGCGGCAAACGAGCTTGTCAGCAGCTGCCGGCATGCGCGGATCTGCCACGCTCCAGCGGCCGTTGTCGTGGCATGCCGCGCCGCTGACGGCGCCGGCCTGGCTGTCCCAGGGCACCACTCCGTAGTGGCCGCCCGTGGTGTACGCGGTGCGCTCGGCGTCCATGCCGCTGCGCGGGTCGGCCACGGCAAACGCGCCCTGGCCCGTGGTGCTGCCGCTGATGACGGTGCCGGCGTGCGTGCCGTAGGGCGTCACGGCGTACTTGCCGAAGCTGGGTCCATCGCGGCGCGGGTCTGCGACGGCCTGGCCGGTGCCGTGGGCGCTGGTCACTGCCATGGCGGCACGGTCCCAGCGCACCACGCGGTACTCGTTCGAGTGCTTGGCGGGGCCGTGGTGGCGCGGGTCGGCCACGCTGTACGCGCCCTGGCCAGGGCCTTGCTGGCCGGCCACGGTGCCCGTGCTGGCATCCCAGCGGCGCACGCCGTAGGCCTGGCCATCGGACCACAGGGCCGACTGCTCGAATCGAGGGTCGGCCACGGCGAAATTGCCGCAGCTCGGCCGGCCCTTGCCGGTCACGGTGGAGCTGTGCCGTGTCCAGTCCTGCACGCCCAGCATGCCGGCGCGCAGCAGGGCCACGATCTGGTCCAGCAGGTGCCGGCCGCGCGTGGCGATGCGCGGCACGTTCTCGAAAATCACCAGCTCGGGCGGATCATCGCTCCATGCCTCCAGCATCAGCCACACGCCGCGCAGCGTCAGGCGGTTGAGGGCCTGGTACTTGTCGGTTTTGCTCTTGCCCTCGGACAGCAGGCCGCTGAATCCCTTGCAGGGAGCGGACAGAAACACGATGTTCGGCCGTTCGCCGCCAGCTGCGCGCTGGATATCCGCGGCTGTGGCTTCGCGCCAGTCCGCTGGCGGCTCGGCGCCGTGGAATGTGCGGTATTGCTCGCGGTCGAACAGGTCCAGCACGGTGCCGGGCACGCCGGCCAGGCGGCCGAAGTCCCGGATGCTGGCCGGGTCCACGTCGATGCCGCCCAGGCAGCGGAATTTCGCCTGCAGGTTGCCCACTCGGGGGCTGGCGCGGTTGAAACCACGCGCGCCGCCGCCCAGGCCGCAGAACAGATGGAAGTGGCGGATTTCCACGGGGGTGGTGGTTTGCATGGTCATGCTCCCTCGGTGTTTGCTGCGGGCGAAGCGGGTGCTGCTGCAGCGGCGCCTGGCCATATGTCGTCGCGGTATGCCCAATGTGTGCAGGCGCGGGCAACATCAGCCCCATCCCCATCGCCATCGGTGTGGAAATCACTCGCTCGGATGTCGTGGATCTGGACGCCGCCGAAGTCGTCGTGTGCTGTGACGGCAATCACGCGCACGGCCCTGTCATCCGTCCACGCCGGAATGCCGGTGCGCCAGGGCAGGGCCACGGTCGCGGGCATAGGCTGTATGTGTGTCCGCCATTGGTGCCCAGACGGATCGGCGAGCGCTTTTTTCAGGTCCGCCAGGCTCCCGCCAGACAAGTCCACGCCGCACACATAGACCGGCACCTGCTCCAGATGCGGTGCAGCAGGAATTCCAGAGGCGGCGAAGGCACCGCGCATGTGGAGCATGTCGCCCAGCACCTGCATGGCTGTGTGCAAATCCTGCTCATGGTTGCGCACCTCGCGCACGGGGGCTGCGCCCCAATCGGCCACCGGCGTTTGTGCCAGGTTGCCGGCCAGGCCGGCGCGCGTTGCCTCGATGGTGGCAATCAGCCACGCGAGGGTCAGTTGAGTGAGGGTCTGGGTCATGGCTCAGGCTTCCAGACGTTCAACGCGCAGCACGGGGCGGCCGGTGGCCAGGTGCGCCAGGTTGCTGGCCGCGCTGGCGGTGGGTGCGCTCAAGTTGTGGGTGGGCAGCAGACCGGCGTCGGCCAGCTGCTCCAGCTCGGCGGCCTCGATGTGCGGGGGAATGATGGTGGCGCGATAGGTACGCATGGCAGGGGTGGCGTGTTGCATGTTGGTCCTCTGTGGGTGGTGGTTGCGGGTTCAGGCGACCAGCTGCAGCTGGGCGGGGTGGGTTTCGGGGGGTGTGGCGCGCGGCTTGCGGGCGCGGCGCGGCTTCGCTGCGGCCAGGCGCTCGCGCTCGGCGGCGAACACGTTGGCCAGGTGGTCGGGCGGCGTTCGGTCGCTGCGCACGTAGTCGCCATTGATGGATCGGGCCCAGCAGTGCACGCGGGGCTCAGTGCGGCGGGCGGCGAGGGTGATTTCGGGCATGGGGTGGCCTCCTTTGCGGGATCAGCGGGAAAAAACGGGGGTGGGGGTGGTGGCGGCGGGCCGGTAGAGCACAGAATCGGGGCTGCTGGGACTGCTCCAGTCCTCTGCCTCGTGCCGTCCGCGCCCGAAAAGGGCTCGCAGCGTCTCGCCGCGCAGGCGGGCCGTACAGTTATTGAAACCAGTCCAAGGGCGCGCCAGCGGCGCGCGGTCAGCGCCCATCGCAAGCGCCTTGCCGCTATCTGCGTCCGTGCACGTTGCGGGGTCGAAAGTCTCGGTTTCCTTGGCCACGCTGCGCCAAGAAATGCGGCGCGACACCAGCCAGCGGCCGGCGCGCGTTTCCAGGCCCACCACGCGGCCCTGGCCCGGGGCAATCTCTTCGCCGTACTGGTTCACGGCGCCGGCCGGCACGGGGCGGCGTGCAATGCTCAGGTGCCAGCGGCCACGGCCCACGCAGTGGCCGCCCATGGCCTCCATGTAGCGGCGCCAATCGGCCTTTATGTCGTCGCTGTGCTTGTGGCACGCGCCCCAGGCCTGCCAGGTGGCGCGGTCGCCGTCCAGGCGCATGGTTTCTATCTGGTCTTTGCCCACGCGGCGCAGCTCGCGCCACACGCACACGCTGGGCATGCCAATGGCCTGAAACTGGCGAATGCCCCAGCACGCGGCCCAGGCGTCCACACGGCGGTGGCCGGGCATATCACCCTGCTCCACGTCCCACAGCTGGCCCTGCACCACATCAAGGTGGTCAGCCAGGGCCGCATGGCCCACGCTCTTGGCGATGTACTTGGCCACATAGCCGGCCGCGCCGCCTGTGGTCATGCGCTTCACGTTCACCCGGTTTTTCGCCGCGCCGCGCTCGTCGCCATCGTCTTTCAGCCACCACTTGCGAATGGCCGCCTCGATGTGCTGGGCGTGGGCCTCACACTCGGCCCAGACCAGGGCGTGCCAGTGCGGTGTGGCGTCGTGGTGTGGCTCGGCCACGCGAATACCGTACATGGCAATGCCCACATTGCTCAGGTGCGCGCGCACCCGCGCCCACTTGTCGCGCAGCCACATCTGGGCATCGCGCGGCGTGCTCACGCCGTCATAGCGCGGGTTGGGGCGGGGCCGGCCGCCGCTGCCCAGCGTCACGGCATGGAAGCGGCTGGGCGCGGTCAGCGTCAGGAACAGGCCCACATGGTTGCGGGCGTCCGCGTATTCCTCGGCGCCGCGAATGCGCGTCATCAGCTCGCCGCCACGAATCACTGGGTTGGACGGGGACAGTGCCGCCAGCTCGGCCAGGGTGAACACCTGGCCTGCCTCATTCTTGAAAAGGCTGCGCTCCAGCGCCTTGGCGTTGCGCTCCACCTGCGCGGTGCGGCGGCGCACCGTGGCATTGCTGGCATAGCCGCCCGCAAAGCGATTGACCACGCCCAGCTTGACGGCGCCGGCTTCCACCGTGCGCGTCACATGCTTGCGCAGCAGGCGCCGCCACCAGGCCGAATCCATGGCGCGGCGGATGGCGGGCTCACCCACCAGCGGCGCGGACTCCTGCACGCCCATCATGCGCAGCATCAGGCGCACCAGATCCACGCGCGCCGGCAGGTCGATTGCCTGGGCCTGGGCGCCTGAATCCAGCTCAGCCACTTCCTCGGCCAGGCGCTTTGCCATGGCGCATATCTCGTAGTCGCTCAGATTCCACTCGGCCGCATTGCCGTGGCGCGCTGCAAAGTCGTCAATGGCCACCAGCGCGTCAAAGCACGCTGCCCACTCGGGCAGATTGCCCGCGCCCAGCTTGCCCAGGCCCATGGCGCGGATGGGCTGCAGCCACTGCGGCGGCAATGCCTTCTCCAGCGCCTGCATGGCGGCTTGCACCATGTGCGGGCGGGGCTTGTGGCGCTTCCATTCCTGCTGCGATGCAGTGCGCAGGCGGCGCCCGGTGGGCTTGGCGTTGAGCAGCGCGGACATGGCTAGTTCTTCACCGTCAGCGAATGCAGCTTCGCCATCTCGTCGGCCATGTAGCGGATCTGGGCCTTGATGGCATTGCGCTCAGGCGGCGGCAGCTCGCGCCACTCGCGGCGGCCCAGCTCTTCCAGCTCGCCCTCGATGCCCGCCAGCAGCAGCACCGACATGCGAATGCTGATGTGCAGCGTGGACCACTCGCGCGCCTCGGCATCGCTCCATCGGCCATTGCTGGAGCGGTACACGGCATCGTCTTTGAGACGGCGCAGATGCTCGCGGCACTCTGCGGGGGTCATGCGGGCAATGTGTGGCGCCACGGGCGGCGCAGGCAGGCGATGCAATGCAGGCGCCAGGGACGGGGCAGCGTTGTGCACGCCCACCCACTGCAGGAATTGCGGTGCGGAGATTTCGGAGAGGTTCACCGGGCACCTCCGCTCAGGCGTACAGCCGTCATGAACCAGGGCATGCCGTAGATGCGTTCCACGGCGTCCTGGGCGGCGGCTCGGCTTGCGGCGCTGAGCACCAGGCGGCGGCGCACATGCAGTGCGTCCACATGGGTGATGGCGTACTGGCTCATGCGGGAACCCCGTCGCTGATGCCCTGGTTGTCGGCGTCCGTCTTGTCCGCCACTTCCAGCAGCTCGGCGGCCAGCGCCCTGGCCTGTTCGGTGGTGATGGGCACCATGAATGAGGCCGCGCGCTCACCTTGCTGGTGCCACCAAAGCTCCATGCTCCACAGCCCATTGCCCGTGCGGCTACGGGTGGGGATCAGCTCGCGTTCAGGGTATTTCGCGCTGCTCATGCCACACCCCCTTGCGCCCCGGCCGCAGCTGCGCGCGGGTCCACGTAGAAGGCCAGATGCAGGCCACCCAGGTCCAGCTCCACGGCAAAGCCGCCATCCTTGAATGCGGCTTTGTTGCGGGCCTTGCCGCCCATGCCCATGAAGGCCTGCAGCATGCGGCCGTTGCGGGCGCGGTCCTGGCCGCCGTGGATGAACAGGCCGTTGATGTTGGCGCACTCGTGGCCGCCCAGCTCCACGCCGGCAGCGCGCAGCGCGGGCAGGTGCTGCTGCAGCCGCTGCAGGTCACTGGCGAGGCCGTCAATTTCCTTGAGCCGCGCAGCGTGCCGGGTGTGCTCGGCCCGCAGGGCCTCATCCACCAGGGTGATCTGCTGCGCGGGCCGGGGCCTGCGGAGTTCAAAGAATTGCATTGCGTCCTCTCGGGGTTGCGTTTTTCAGGGTGAGCACGTCCCGCAGGGCCTTCTTTCAGGCTCCGCAGGGACAGGGGAACGGGGTTGGTCAGGGCAGGGCGCGCGGCCCTGGTGTCAGTCCGCTGGCGGGCTGGTGCCGAACAGCTCCAGGGTCACAGGGGCGGTCTGGGTGGTGCGGTAGTCCGATGGCTGAGCGCAGGCCAGCTGCTCGCGCATCAGATCGCGGCGCACATGGGTGCTCAGGGGCAGGCGCACAGTGGGGTTGGGCGTGGCGCTGGGGCTCAAGGTGCGCGTGATTTCCATGGTCGCGCTGAAGGTGTGGCCGCACTCGAAATTGGTGCAGGCGAAGGCGTATTCGCGCGTCAGGTTCGTGACCTGCTGGCTGCGGCGGATGGTGGCCGGGCTCTCGCAGTGTGGGCAGGGGATGCGGTGGAATTCGGATTTCAGGCGCGGGCCATCGTCCTGGGGCATCGTGTCAGCGGATGTTTCCGGCTTGGACAGGTTGTTACAGCCTTGCACGCCTTTTCGCACATTGGCGCGCGCCTTGGGGGCGGGCTTGCCGGCCCGGTGGCTTACACCCAGAGCGGCCTTGGTGAATCCAAGATTCGGCTGCGTGCCGAGCAGGGGCTGAAAGGGGTTTGCTGCTGCCTGTGCCATGGCCGGACTTTCAGCGCTGCTCAGTGGTGGCGCCGGTGTCGGCTTGGCCCAGCACGATGCGGCCGTGCTTCTCGAATTGCTCCATCCCCATCAGGTGGATCATTCGGGCGAAATTGCTTGCGCTGCGGCCTTCTTGCCGAGCACCACCCCACAGACGTGTGTTCTCACTCGTCGTGAGGCGCAGGGCGACAGGTTTGTCGTGCTGCAGGGGCTCGACCGTAGCCGAGCGGTGGCGGGTCATTTGCGCTTGGGTGGTCATGTAGTATCTGGAGCTAGGTTGTTACAAGGTGGTGCGACTTTCTCACACAAACGTGGGTCAGTCAACAATTTATTCATCAAATGGATGATTTTTGCGAAAAACTGCGTGAAGAGCGCAAGCGGTTGGCCCTGAGCCAAGACGGCTTTGCAGAGCTTGCCGGCGTCTCCAAGAACTCGCAGTTCAACTACGAGGCGGGCACGCGTCAGCCGGATGTGGCGTACCTGAAAACAATCCAACAAATGGGGGTTGATCTCGTTTACCTGTTCACGGGCGAGCGGTCGTTCGATCCCAGCGCCACGCAACACTCGCAACCGGCCGCCACGCTTGCGGCCCGCCTGGTTCAAGAGCGCAAGCGGCTGGAGTTGACCGTGGGCCAGCTGGCCGACAAGTCGGGCGTGGATCGCCTGGCACTGCTGAAATTTGAAGAGGGCGAGTTCGCGCCCGACGCCAAGGCGCTGCAGCAGCTGCACGCCGTGGGCGTGGATGTGGGCTATGTGCTGCTGTCGCTCCGCGCGGGCGGTGATGCCGGTGCGGCGGCCTCAGTCAGTTCTGAGTCACAGCAGCTGCTGCAGCACTACGAAAAGGCACCCGAAGAGGCACAGGCCGCATTGCGCACGCTGGCGGCCATGGTGGCCCGGGGGTGACAGGCCTTGGCGCATTGATTGCGCCAAGAGTCGATGAACGAGGGGGGAACCATGACAGAGCTAGAGTTCTGGCTGACGTTAGCGGCAATGTTCGCCGGCACTGCGTGGACATACCGGGTTGCCATGCAGGCCTTCAAGTCAAAGACTTGGGTAGCGCGTTGTCTGGCTGCGATCTTGAGTCTTGGCGGCACTTTTGCAGGCTTCTGCCTTGGGGCGGGGCAACGCACCATCGGCTTGGCAGTTCTGGGGTTGATCGTTCTTTCACCCTACGTTTATGTCGCTTGGCGCACTCGGCGGCGCGCAAAAACTCCAGAGCATCACAAGGCGGTGCCTGCCCCTCTGCCTGAAAACATCCCGCCCCCATCGGCCCTGGCTGATAGTCCCTCACCCACGCCTGCCGTGGCGCCCATCGTTCCCGAGCTGTTCCACCTTGTCGCATCGCCTGCCGGTGCCACGCAGCCCGGAGCTGCAGCCCGCAGCACATCCAACCCGCTGCCCCATCGCTACCGTTTCGCCTACCAAGGTTTTTCAGGCGATGAGGGCCAGCGCACGGTGCTGGTGCAAAGCATTGGCGAGAACGGCGCCAACACCTACCTTGAAGGCCGCTGCGAGCAGGCCCGGGCGCCGCGCACGTTCCGCACAGACCGCATCAGCGGCCCGCTGGTGGACATGGACACGGGCGAGCTGCTGCAGGTGCACGAGCTGCTGGCCCTGGTGCCGGAACGCAGCTATGTGGATGTGAGCCCGCCAGCATCGGCCCAGCGCAAACCCCAGGAGTGGCGCCAGGCCGTACTGTTCACGGGCTTTCCACAGAAGCGGCGCGATGAATTGGAAGAGATGGCCGAGGCGGCCGGCTGGCTGGTGCGCGGAAGTGTCGGGCCAACGCTCGATTACATGGTGACAGGGCCAAGGGCAGGCACCTCAAAGCTGACACAGGCTCAGGAGCACGGCACGATTGTGGTGGGCGAGGCAGACTTTCTCGCCCTGCTTCACAGCTGACCAACCCAAGCCCGCTGCATGCGGGCTTTTTTGTGCGCCGTCGCGTGCGGGCCACGATGCCCCTGCGATAGAGATTTTCAAAAACGGTAGTGAGTGCTGACACTGTATATTTGTACAGTGAACTGCGAAATTACCTTCCTCCGCCGCAACGGGGTGCGCTTGCACCCCCGTGACTGGCCCGCGCCCGTGGCAGGCGATCTGCGCATGGAGTATTCGGACGGCCGCAAGAACAACATGCGCCGCACGCTGCGCGAGTTCCGACTGTACGAGTGCTGGATATCGCTGGAGCATTCGCGCTATGGGCTGTCGGACCCCATCCCCGTGGACATCCTGGGCGATGCAATGCTGTGGCGCGGCTACACCACGGCCATGACGCCCGAGGGGCTGGCCGAGTTTGAGCAGCTGTGGCTGATCCGCCCCAGGCCCACGCTGGACGACACGCCGCTGCCGGCATTCGATTGGGCGGCGCATGTGGAGCAGCTGCCGCAAGCCATTGCGCCCACGCCCGAGCGGTCGGAAACCGTGGCAGAGCAGTGGCACAGGGAGCACGTCCGTGTATCCAGATGATGACCCGCTCAACGTGCTGCACCCCACCCTGGTGCGGCCGCCGCTCTGGGCCAGGATGTGGGCTGAAAAAGTGCTGCCCCTGCGCCCCGAGGACTACCGCGTGGTGCACATCGGCCCGCACTGGACGCGGGTGTTTGCGCCCGATGGCGAAGTGGTCTATGACACCGTAGGCCCGGCTGAAGTGATTCGCTCAAATGCCCCGTTCTGAAAAGACAAAGCCCGCTGCGTGCGGGCTTTTTTGCAGGTCAATCGTCGCTTGAAGTCGCAGCGGCGAGAGAGGCCGCCGCCTTGCGTTGGTCCAACATCGACGCGGCGCCGCCGCGCATCATGACGAGGGCGCCGGTCTGGGTGTTGCGGGCCAGCGCGCCGATTTCGTGGCCGCGCTGCACGGTGCCCAGCATTTGCCAGCCCGGCAGCTCCACCCACTGGTAGAGACGCCACGGCCCCGTGGCGTCTACCGTCAGCTTTGCCCGCTGGCTCATGCCCGGCTGTACCAACCCAGCCGAACCACCTCGGCCACCTCGATGGGCGCCCCGTCCATCTCTGGCGTCTGCAGCTCGATGAAGTGGCCGTAATCGTTGCTGTAGCTGGCGCCCTTGGCGGTGCCCAGCAGCTGCCAGTCGCCGTACAGGCTTTCCTGATGCACCAGGCCCTGGGCGCCTGTCACGGGGACGGCCTGCAGGGCGCGGGGGGCGGCGGCGGTGTTGGTCGCCGCGTACTGCACGCCGTGCATGCCCGGCTCGGTCTGTTCTGCGGCCCAGATATAGGAAATTGCGGTCATTGTGGTTCTCTCTTGCCCCTCATTGCCGGGAGGCGCCGGGCGGGCTGAATGCCCTGTGGGTAATCATGCGGCCAGCTTGCCCTTTTTCACGGCCTCCCGCAGCACTTCATTGACGCGTGATTGCCATCCGGCCCCCGTGGCCTTGATGGCCTCCAGCACATCGGCGTCCACGCGCATGGTCATGGGCATTTTTGGCTGTTCCAGTGGGGGCCGGCCACGCCGGGCCAGCGTTTGCATGCCGGCGAGCATGTCGCCCGTGATTTCCATGGTGTCCGGGTCTTGTTCGATGCCCCGGGCAATGGCGGCATCTTCGGCCGCCGTGGGCTGGATCAGCCCCACTTTCTTAGATTGCTTCATAAGCCTTGACCTCTCTGGAGTTTGCCTTGCGGAGACTGACGATTCGCATGGTCTGCCCGCGCTGCACGAACACCACAACGTACAGCCGTTGCCCGATGACAGCGAAGCCGATTTCGCGGACTTCGCCGTAGTCCCGGCGCGCATCCGGCATGCACAGAACATCACTCCATTCGATGTGGCCCGCCATCTCCAGCGAAACGCCGTGCTTGTCGATGTTGGCCTGATTCTTGGCGGGGTCGAATTCGATGTCCATGGGAATTATTGTACATACGATAATTCCCAGGTCAAGGCTTTTTTGTATGTACGTTAATTGTCGTCGCCCGGTGTTTCCGTCGCCGCATCATCCGCATCATCCTGGGCCTGCGCATCGCCATCGCCCTGGCGCTCCAGCTCGATCTGCGTGGTGAAGCCGCCATCGCCCAGGGCGTGCTCCACGGACTTGACCAGCCAGCCCTCGCCGTCAATCTCGGGCTTGAAGCCCTCCACGGTCACGGCCGCCTGCGGCATGAGGTGGGGCCGGCCCAGGGCCAGGGCCAGGCTCAGGGTGGCGGCGCCACGGTCCACGCGCTGCATCTCCGATTGTGCGGCCTGGCGCGCGGCCTCGGCGCTGGCGAAGGTGTCTTTCAGGGTCTTGATGCTGCCAGTCTTGGAGCCCGCCAGCACGCCCTTGCGGCGGGCGCGCTTGCCGTCCGTCCAATAGGCGCGCACGCCCGTGTAGTTGGTGCGGTCTGCGGTGTGCCAGCGGTGCTGGTCGCCCGATGCGCGGGTGATGTGCATGGGGGCGATGGGCTGGCCGCTGGCATTGGTGCGGCTGTTGGTGCGAAGAAAGATAAGCTGCCCCTTTTTGACCGTGGCCACGGCGTCGTGCTGGCGGGCCAGGCGCGAGAGGAAATGCAGGTCCGATTCGTTGGTCTGGTCGATGTGCTGCACGCTGCGCGCGGCCAGCTCGGGGGCGATGCGCGCCGGCAACTTGTTGCGCGCGGCAATGTCTTGCACCACGGCGCCCACGGTGGTGTCGTGCCAGCTGCGGCTGGCGCGCTCGCGCAGGCTCTTGGCCATGTCTGCGCTGCGCGCACGTACGCTGATGCGGTCAGGGCTGCCGCCGTGCTCCACCTCATCCACCACAAAGCTTCCCTTGTCCACCAGGCCCTCATTGAGCCAGCCCAGGCGGATGGAGATGGTGGCGCCCTTGGGCGGGATGGCCATACGGCCGTCTGCGTCGTCCAGGGTAAGGTCCAACTGGTCGGCCTCTTCGCCGCGGCTTTCGCGCAGGCGCAATTCGATCAGGCGTTTGCCGACTTTGGGGGTGATGTTGACGCCGTTGATGGTGAGCTGATAGTCCGGCTGCTGGTAGGCGCCCGTGGCCTGGTTCTCGGTGCCTGCCATCACATCCACCAGTCCCAGAAATCGCCATCATCCCAATCTCCACCCGTGCCGCCATCGCTGCCGCCGCTGGGGTCGGCCTGGGCGTCGTCGACACGGGCCAGCTCCACGCTGAAATCAATGCGGCGGGGCAGGCCTTCCTTCACGAACACGCTGCCGTTTTCGCTCAGGCGCTGGATGACCCAGGCGCCCAGGTTGTCCCCGGCCCCGTTGACCATGGCGTATGCGCTGCCGGCGTCGGCCATCTTGCGCAGTTCGTCCAGGGTCTTGCGGCCGCCACGGAATTCGGGGACGAAAAGGCCGGTGAATGTGATGGTGTCATCACCCTGGCCCACGTACTGGCGCGCCGGCCGGGCGCCCACGCGGCTATTGCTGGGGTGGCGCCAGTCGGTGGCGCGCTGCATCTCTTGATACGCAACCGTATCGAGGCCAAAGACAAATTGGCCCAGGGTCATCATTGGCATGGGTGGGCTCCTATCCCTCGGTGTCACTGAGCTGGCTGAGCACGCGGGACTTTTTGGCGCGTTCGCGCTTGTCCAGCTCGGCCGCAACGGCGCGGGCTATGTCCTTGGGGTCCATGCCGGGCGCTGCGTGAATGGTGATGTTGATGGGGCCGCTGGGCGCCGCCATGGGCGCGCCAGCGCCGGCCGCATTGCCGCCACGCCCCAGGGCGCTGCCGCTGGGCGCCATCAGCGGCGCGGGCGCCGTGATGGGCATGGCCTGGACAGAGGCCAGTGCGTCGGTGCCGGCAGCGGCCATGGGTGCGGCGGTGACGCCGGCCAGGCCCACGGCAGCCGCTGCGGCCAGGCCCTGGCCCTTCTGGATGCCCAGGGCCGCGCCTTCGGACACCCAGCCGCCGTATTCCATGAAAACCCGGCTCGGGCTGGCAATGCCCAGCGTTTCCTTGAACCATTGGCCCACGGATGTTGCGGCTCCCACCACGGTGTCTTTCAGCGCGGTGAGCTTGGCGGTCACGCCGCTGATGAGCCCATCGATCAGCTGTCCGCCAATCTCCACGAACCGGCCCGCCAGGCCCTGCAGGTCAGTCCACAAGGACATGGCGCCGGCCTTGATTTCTTCCCAGCGCGTGACGATGAGATAGGCCGCAGCGGCCAGGGCCACCAAGGCGATGATGACCACGCCGATGGGGTTGGCCGCCAGGGCGGCATTCATGACCCATTGCGCGGCCGTGAATGCCTTGCTGACGATGACCGCCGTGCGGCTGGCGGCCGCGCCTGCCACCATGGCCCCTGTGTGCAGCATCCAGGCCGCGCGCACGGCCACCAGCACGCCCTGCACGCCGAGCATGGCGCCCCGGATGAGGGCGAAACCGTAGCCGAAGGCGATGGCCGCCACCTTGCCCAGCACAAGCGCCGCGACGAACAGAACAATGCCGCGCGTGACTCCCGGGTAGGCCTGGGTGAGTGCGGCAAGTCGCTCCATCCACGGCGAAAGAATGGACAAACCGTCATTGAGCGCGGGCAGCAGGATGTTGCCCAAGGAGATGCCCATGGCCGCTGCCTGGTTGCTGGCCAGCTTCAGGTGGTTGGCGGTGGTGGCGGCGCGCTTTTCGTACTCGGCGCTGACGGCGCCGCTGTATTTCTTTTCATCGTTGACCTTGGCGAAGTTCTCTTTCAGGGTGTCCAGCTGGCTGAGCAGCGGTGCAATGGCCTTGATGGACTCTTTTCCAAACTCGGTTTGCAGGGCAGCGGCCTGCTGGTATTTGTCCAGGCCCTTGACCTTCTCGAAGATGCTGAGCATGGTGCCGGCCGCATCTTTTTGCATGCTCTTGGCGACTTCCACCGAGTCCAGGCCCAGGGCTTTGAGTCCTTCACGCTGGCTCTTGGTGGCGCTTTCGCCGGCCACCAGGGCCAGCATCAGATTCTGAATGCCGGTGGCGGCCACTTCCTCCTGCACGCCCATGCCGGCCAGGGTGGAGCCCAGCGCAGCGATTTCGCCGGCCGCCACGCCGGCCACGCCGCCCAGCGGACCCACGCGCGTGACGATGTTCAGGATCTGCTTTTCATTGGCCGCGCCCGTGTTGCCCAGCAGGTTGATTTTGTCGGTGAGCGTGGCCACTTCGGGAACGGTCATGCCAAAGGCAGATTTCATCTTGGCCATGGCTTCGCCCGATTCCTCGGCCGTCATGTTGAAGGCCGTGCCCATCTTTACGGCGTGCTCCACAAAGCCCACCCCGCCCTCGTCGCCCAGCAGCTGCTTTTCGTCCAGGCCGGACTGGCCGCCGAGGGCCATGATCTGGGCAATGTCCTTGGCCGCCATGGGCAGGCGCTTGGACAGGTCAATGGCGCTTTGGGACATGCGCTCCAGGCCGCTTTTGTCCAGGTCCATGACCTTGTCCACATCGGCCATGGACGACTCGAAATCAATGGCCATCTTCAAGGGCGCGGCCAGCGATGCGGCCATGGCGGCGCCGTCGAACAGGGCGCCGCGCGCATCGCCCCGGGCGGCCTTGTTGGCGTCCACGGCGGCGCGGTGCTTGTTGGTCAGCTCCTGCGCTTTGCGCTGGCGTTCCAGGGCCTTGGTGGTGCGGTCCACGGCTTCGCGCAGCTTGCCTTCGGCCTGGGCCGCATTGGTAATGCCCATTTCAGCCAGGCCGGCGCGCAGGCGTTTGGTCTGGTCAATCTGCCGCTGATAGGTGGCCGCGAGCTTTTGCACTGCGTCGCCAGCGGCGCGGTACTGCCCGCCTGCGGCCTTGGCCGCCTCGCCGCCCTTGAGCATTTCTGCCACCAGCGCCGCCTTGGCCGTGCGCGCGGCCTGCAGTTTGGCCTGCGTTTCGCGCAGGCTGGCCTGCATGGCGTTGGCCTTGCCCACGGCGGCCTGCTGCTGCTGGAGCTTGCGCAGCACGTCCTGGGTGCTGCTCACATCCGTATTCAGCGCCCTGGCGCCCGCGCCTATGCGCTTGAGCGGGGCGGAAACCCGGTCGGCCAGGTCCAGCAGTACCTGCAGCTTGAGCTTATCCATGCTTGTTCATCTGTTGGAAGCGGTCTGCAGCCAGAGCGCGCCAGTGCATCAGCTCGGCCAGGTCCATGGGGTCCATGTCGGCCGGCCGCCAGTGGAAGATCGCGGCCACGTCGGCCATGGCGTCCTCTACACGCTCAGGGATTCCATGGCCATCGCCTGATTGGCCTTGGCCGTCTGCAGCTGCTGCGCCGGCACCAAAAAATTAATCACCTCCGTAGATAGAGCCACTAGGTCCACGGGGTCAATGGCTGCCACTTCCTCCCGCGTCAGGGTGGGGGTGGTGATGCGCGGCAGCAGCAGCATCACCGACTCGGCGCGCAGGACCAGCAGCTCGGCCAGGTTGATGCCGCGCAGGGCGCCGGCCAGGGGCTTGCGCAGCTGCACCACGTCGATGACGCCAGCGCCACGCTGGATAGGCGTTTCCAGCGTGACGTTGACATGTGGGCGCGCTGCTGGGGCCTGGTCGGTGGTGCTGGTAGTGGTCTTGGCTTGGGTGTCCATAGGTGCCTCGTTGGTTGGTTGTGGTGAAAAAAAAGCGCCGGCCAAGGTAGTGGCCATGGCCGGCGCGAAGGGCCTTTTCCCATGCGGCCGGAGACAGACGGGAGGGGCGAAGAAAACTGTTTGCAGGTGGCGGGCGTCAGATGCCCAGCGCGGTGCGGGTCTGGGCCATGCGGTCTTCGCCGTGGACCTTTTCCACCAGGTTGACCAGATCGATTTCCAGGATGGTTTCGCCGGCCAGCACTTCCTTGTAGTAGCTCAGGCTGTACTTAAAGGTCTGCTCCACCATGTCGCCAGCCTTGGAGCTGCCGGGGTCGCGCTCGGTCAGGCGCCCACGCATGACGACTTCGACGGCCTCCACGCCCTCGCTGTCATCGGTCTGCAAGGCGCCGGCAAAGCGCAGCATCACGGCATCGTGCTTGGCGGCGCCCCATTGCTTCATGAGGCCCTTCATGTAGCCGGCGGCCTTGAGTTCAGCTTCCATCTTGTCCTGGCCCATGTCCAGATCAATGGGGCCGTTCATGCCGCCCGCCCGGTATTCCTCCACCTTGCGGGTGAGGGTGGGCAGGGTGACTTCGGGCATTTCGCCCATGTAGTTCTCGCCGTCGATGAAGGTGGCGAAGTTCTTGAGTTTGCGGGGCAGTCCCATGGTGTGGATCTCCTGTGTGCTGGAATGCGGCCGGGCTTACTGGCCGGTGCCCACGCGCATGGCGAAGTCGCCGAAATAGCGGTCGGTGATGCGCTGGCGGAATCCCAGGTCTTCCAGCGGCGGCACGGGCGTGTAGTCGTAGTCAAGCACCAGCTTGCCGGCCTTGAGCGCTTCGGTGGTGTTGACCTCGGCGTCAAACCAGGCGCGGCCGTCGAGGATGTAGCCCAGGGCCTTGAGTTCGCGGAACTTGGCATTGATGCCTTCCACGATGTCTTTCACCATGCTGGGGTGCATGGGCTTGTCGACAAAGGCGAAATGACCCTCTGCCATGGTGTCGGCCAGCACCTGGGCGGTGCGCACGCTGGACTCGAAGCGGAACAGTTCGTCCGTGCTGCAGGTGCGCGAACCCCAGAAGCGATAGCCCTGGGAGTTGATCAGCGTGGTGACGTTGCCCTCGTTCAGCAGGTTTGCGTCCGTCTCCGAGCTTTGCAGGTCGAAATAGACGTCCTTGCTGATGCCCACCGGGCCATTGAGCGGCACGTTGGAGAGGGTCTTGTGCCAACCCTGCTCCACGTCGATGCGGGCGCGTAGCCCCATCGCATAGGCCACGGCCGGCGCATTGATGGCCTTGTTTGCCGTGGTGTTCCAGGCTTTGAAATCGGGCCAGATGACCATGGTTTCCCGGGCGCCGAAACTCCCTGCATACGCCAGGGCCTCGCTCACATCGTCGGCGCCGTGGGCCTGCACGTAGGCCATGGCGCGCAGCTGGGTGGCTGCGGCCGTGAGCGCATCGGCCACGGGCTTGGTGTCCAGGCCCGGGGCACCCAGGATGCGGGGCTTTACGCCCAGCTGCTGCTGCGCGGTGATCAGCGCCTGAATGCCGGAGCGCTTGCCGCCCACGTTGTCGCCAACCACGAGGCTGGTCTGGTCGGCCTCGATTTCTTCGGGTGTTTGGCCTGCGCCCACGGGCACACGCACGATGACCAGCACGGGGCGGGACTGGTCCTTGATGAGCTTCAAGGCCTCGGGCAGCGTGCCCGTGGTGCCCGCCTTGTCCAGCGCTTTCTCGATGTTGGTGAAGAGGACCGGGGTATCGAGTGGGAAGGCTTCGGCGTCGGCCGTGGGGCCGGTGGCCACCAGGCCGATGACGGCCGTGGAGACGATGCGCAGCGTGGTGGTCCCGGTGTTGACTTCCGAGACGCGCACGCCGTGGTGGTAGCCGGCGAGTGACATGGTGATGGGCTCCTGCAGGGGTTCGGTGGGTGTGCGGTGTGTGCCTGCATGTTCCCCCGCCCGCGCGTAGGCGGCCAGCGATAGGGCCGGTGCGAGCCGGTGCTACCCCAAAGACAAAGCCCGCCGAGTGGCGGGCTTGCGGTGGTGGTGCGGGTGGCGCGGCCAGGTCAGGCCGGCAGTTCGTCCGGGCGCGGCGGCGTGTCTGTGATCTGCAGCGCGCGGCCGTCTGCGATCAGGCCCACGGCTTCCAGAAGCTGCACGCCGGCCGCCACATCCTTGTCGTCCAAGTCGATGAAGCTGGCCAGCTCCTGATCCTTCAAGGTGCTGCGCAGCTGCGCAGCCTGCATGCGCTCCATGGTGCCGGCCTCTGCGCGGTCCACGGCCGCCCATTCGATGGCGGCGCGCTCGATGGCGGTGAAGCGGCGGCGAAACGCCAGCGGCGTGATGCGCCGGCTGATCTTGGGCGGTGGCACGTCCACCCATTTGGCGCCAGTCCAGCGGCGGCCCAGCACGCTCGTGTCGTATTGGGGCAGGCGGTGCATGTCGGCAGCGGTGATTTCCTCGTGGGCTTGCGTCAGCGCCACAGCCACGCCAGATGCATTCAGTTGGGCATAGAAATAGGCGGCCATCATTTGTACTCCACCAACTCCCAAGACACCAAAATATTTGTCGCGTTAATAACCTGATTTCCCCAATCAAACTGTATTTGGCTACTGTTGATGAGCTTCGCGTAGGCAAATCGCCCGTATCCGTTGCTGACAAATGCCGCACCGCCAATAAAGTGAAGCGATGTTCGCTCCATCGTTACAGGGCTCACATTCACAATTACAGGATTACTGCCCGAAGGCGTTTCCCCACTCATCGACACAACCCCGCGCTGCACGCTCTTTACCGCTCCGGTGTTGGCCACTTGGCTGCTCACCCACTGCACGCGGTTGTCCACGGTGGCGATTTCTGTCCGGGCAGCTGCCAGACTTTGATTCAGCGCCGTGATTTCCGCGCGGGCGCGCACCAGGTCACTGCTAATGACCATCTCCATGCTGCTCATGCCTGCACCTCCGATGCGTTGCTGCCGCTGACGCGCCCGGCCACATAGGCCAAGGTTTCGGTGCGCGTGCGGCCCCTGTAGTTGGTGGTCACGGTGTTGACCGTGCCGTCTGCGTTGTAGGCCACGGTGGTGGTGGCCGGCTGTCCGTCCACGGTTTCCACGACGGTGGAGACGCGGCCCGAGCCGTCATAGGTGATGACGGTTTTTGATGGGCCGTTGGCGGG